ACTCGGTGAACCATTTTGGTAATCGTAATTCGTCAACCGGATATGCAACTGAAGTGAAGCCTAATGGATTGGGTTTAAGTTTACATACTACTACCTTCATACCATCAATAATCTTTTGACTATAGTTATCGCTATTCACTCTACGCAAGTAGTTGTAATTCAATGCCGCTCTTACGTGTCCGGGCATATTAGCACGACCTGTACTGCTCTTGGCTTCTAAGTCACCGTACATTGTAAGTTTATTAACACCTTTGGGTGAGCCTTTAGTCCAACTGTCTTGTGCAGTTAATACACGTTTAAAGTCTTTGATAGCTTCAATGACCTCGTCACGACCTTTACCTTGTTGCAGAACCATTTGCAATACATTCATTAAGAATTCTTGTATGTATTTAGGAGTATCAGCACGTTTCAAGTCAAGACCCATAGCTTTGATATCACCAAGCTTACCATCTTTGTCTTTACGCTTACCTTCTTTGTCAAAGATGTTAATAGCATAACGCTTCTTAACCATAAAGATAGCACGATCACCAATCAGTTCACGACCAGCTTTGATAATTTCACCATTCTTTCTTGGAGCGTGAAACGCCTTCTCCATAAATGATGGGAAACTTTCATTAGCTTGGTCTGCGATACTATCGTATAGTCCGATACAGAGTTCTTTGTCCCATACCAATTCACCTTTATCAATCTGTGGCTTGAGTGTGGGATAAGCTGTGAAGTAACAACTATCAGTATCACCATATACAATTGCATTTCCTTCGTGTGAATACGTACCTTCAACTGATTCATTGATAGTACTCATCATATGCCGAACAATCTGACGACCACTTAGTGTAACACTTTGACCTATGCGCTTATCATAGAATCTGCAATGTTCATTTAACAATGCACCATATGCCGAGTTCAATAAAATCTTACGAACAAGTTGTCGCTTGTCCCAATATTCTCTATCCTCAGTCGTAGTTGACTCTTTGAGTTTCTTCTGCATTTCTTTACGGTCTGAGTACCAGCGTGTTAGTAGACCAGGAACAATACCTTCTTTTTCATAAGTAAAGATTGTACCATTAGCACTTAACATCCAAGGCTTGTGACTGTCGAATATCATCTTCCAGACTTCTGCCGCACTCATTTCTTCAGTACGACCATCTTCAAAGTCAACTATAAGCATAGTACCACGTTCTTGATTCATAACCGCAGTATATTCTAATGCACCAAACAAATTCTCCCATAGTATAGCACCAGTCACATCATCGTCACCTTCTTTATAGCGTTTCTTCTCACTGGCTAGTCGAAGGCCTTTGTCTTTCATGTACTGGTCTGTGATTGTCTGTCTGATTTGAGCAACGATGGTTTCACCACCCATGTTGAGGCTACGAATAACCGAGGGATAGAGCGAGTTAATGTCGACGGCTCCGACATATTCATGCATGCCTCTTTTCGGCGTAGCAACAAAGGCACCTGCTGCCTGCTGGATTTCTTCTTCATTTTCAACCTTTCGTTTTTTATCTGGAACAACTAAGCCACGTTCGTGTGCTTCATTAAAAATTGCCATCTCAATCATTGCCACTGAACCCATAACTGTTGGAAGCAGTACTGTGTTCTCATGTGCAAGTTGATTAGCTAATTCTAAAAACTTTAGTTTGTTGTGAATCTTCACCAACAACATTGTATCTTGTCTGTTGTATTCAATGAACTTTTTAAAGTCTTTGTTATACAGTTGGTCAAGCGTGCCTTCATATTGTGTTTTGTTTTCACCTACTTCCATCTCACCGATACTATCAAGTTTATAACTATGGCGTGATTCATAGTTATACTTTTTGTACAACTGTAGATAGTCCAAGTGAATACGACCTACTAAGTCATAAGTTGTTTCACTCTTACCGAATCGTTCATACTCTCTAGCTTTAGGAAGTTGACCCATCAAGCAAAACTTGCGTGTGTCATCTTTACTCATCACCCTAGTAACACGATTGACCATATAGGGAATATCATAGCCCTCTGAGTTCCAACCAGTCAATACATCAGCATCTTCAATAAGTTGAAAAAAAACATCAAACATTTCCTTTTCTGTTTTGAAAAGCATTGTGTTTTCAAATCCACCAGCGATTTCTAATGCGGTTTCACTAGACATATGTTTGGGAGCAATTACTAACGTAATACATTGGTCTAGCCAATCTAAGTAACAACTGATAGCAGTTACAGGATTGAATGGATCACTAGTAGGACTGAAACCTTTATCTGGATCAAAGTCTACCTCAATGTCAAAGAAACAAGTATGAAGTTTAGGAGCGTCAACTTTTAAATAGTTTTCACTTAGACAACGGAAGACAACATTGATATCACTTTCAAATAATTTCTTACCTGAATGAATGCGTCTTTCTTTTTCAAACTCTTGTCGTTTGCGTGTACTGAAACGACTGACTGGGTCACCATAGATACTACGATGCTTACCTTTATTATTAGGATAATATAATACATAGTTAGTAGGATACTCTTTATACTCTCGTTTACCTTGAGGTGACCGTTCTACTACATAGATGCGATCCTCATCTTTACTGTGAATGGCATCCACATAACTCAAAGTGTTTTCCCTACAGTTTCTAGGATCGTATTGAGTTCATCATGGTCTTTGTTAGTCTGACCGAGACTTGCTTTGTGAGCAATTTTAATTGCTTTTTTTAATGTACTAGCTTTGATTTCAAGTTCCTCGGCAACCGCTTTTACTGTATCCGAAAGTCCACCATTCAATGTATCAATCTCATGTAGGACTGTCATACCTTCATTAATTAATTGTGTAAGTTTAATCTTAGCTTCACCATTAAACGTTCTATTATAATCTGACATAGTTTCTCCTTAAATAATTAGTTAGTATACTTGAGTTGCGTAGAGAAGTCAAGTATTTTGTTTACCTTGTACAATCTTCTTGACCAAAGTATGTAGTCCTGGATTGACATGTAATGCATGTGGCATCAATTCATTACGAACATAGTTACGCATATAGCGTGAGTTTTTGTTTGATTCATCTTCAAGCCAGGGTACGTTATGACTCTCACACCAATAGATAAACTCCTGTTTGCGTGTAGTTAAGAATGGTCTGATTACATTGTTGCGTGTTAATGGAATAACTTTGGGTGTACCATGTAAGCTTGACCAAATATATGTTTCAACACAATCATCTAAGTGATGACAAGTGATGACTGGCCCAAGACCACTTAAAAAATCATAACGTTCTCTACGCCAGTATTCTTCTTGACTTTCTTTACTACCCTTTTGACTTCGTGGTGATCCATATAGCATTGGGATATTATTATCACTGCAATATCTGGAAACAAATTGTGAGGCTTTTTCACCGTTTTGTGTTCTGTGATTAAAATGGGCAATCGTTACTTCGTGCTTGCGACTTAAAAAGTCAACTACTGCCATGCTATCTACACCACCGCTACAAGCGACTGTGATACTTTTGGGTAATGGAACTGTTAGCTTAATCATCTATACATTATAGCATATAATGATTTGTTTAGCAACGATTATGGATAGTTGGTTAACCGTAGGCTGCGGCTGCTAATTGGGTTCTAGCAGTACCTACACCAGTAGTGTCACTAGCAACTACACCTGTATTACTTACTAGATTGGTTGTTGATACTGCAACAGTTGTAGTACCATAACCAAATATAGCGTTATCAGTACCATAACCAGCGGCAGCTAGGTTATACCTAGCTGTACCTACACCAGTGGTGTCAGTGGCCACTACGCCTGTATTACTTACTAGATTAGTTATGGCTGTTCTACCAGCACCTCCGCTGGTAGTACCAAATCCAAATATAGCTTTATCTGTGCCGTATCCGGCAGCCGCCAAGGCATTTCTAGCAGTACCTACACCTGTGGTGTCTGTGGCTACAACACCGGCGTTACTTACTAGGTTAGTCACGGCTGTGGATGCACTATTGTCAAGTCCGTAACCAAATACAGCTTTGTCAGTGCTGTACCTTGCGGCTGCCAGGTTAACTCTGGCAGTACCTACACCTGTGGTATCTGTGGCCACTACTCCTGTATTACTTACTAGATTAGTCATTGATACTCTGGCAAAAGAAGAATTATCTCCATACCCAAATATAGCTTTATCTGTACCATAACCAGCAGCCGCCAACGAATATCTAGCAGTACCAACACCTGTGGTGTCAGTGGCTACAACACCAGCGTTACTTACTAGATTAGTCATGGATACAACGGTGCTGCCATCAGTAGTCCCGTAACCAAATATAGCTTTATCTGTGCCATAGCCTGCGGCTGCTGGTCCGAATCTAGCAGTACCTACTCCTGCAGTATCAGTTGCTACTACACCTGTGTTTGATACTAAATTGGTCATTGACACACCGGCAAAAGTAGGATTACCTACATATCCATAACCAAATATAGCTTTATTACCACTCGGTCCGGGAGAAACAGTACATCCAGCACCAGTAAATGTTATACCACCTGTTATTGTAATTGACATGTTATTCCTTTATTGAAAGATATGATGATTCTGTTCCCCGTATATCTTAATATATTTACCAGCAAGCATATCTGCCATTGCTTCTATTGGACTACCTGGATAACTATCACCCGGATCAATCATATCTAATTCACCTTGACGGACATGTACCAATTCGTGGAATACTGTGCGTAGTATATCTACTAGGTTACGATTTTTAGCATATACCCAAATACTATCATCACCCATTTTATGTCCTCCAGTATGATGATTATTTTGTGCTTCATCAGTATCCATACTGAGTTCAATACGTGGTTTGTTTTTTAGATGTAATCGTTTACATGCCCAATCACAGAACTTATCAACTTCTTGTTGTAGTTCACTACTATCACCCTCGTCTAGTTTATTCTTAATCCAACTATCCGGACTACGATGGAATTTCTTTACGAACAAGTCATGTAGTGCTTTACCAGTGATACTATGTTTGCTAGCAATTCTTCGCATCAATTTATCAATGGTATTATAATCGTGCTTTTCCAAACTAGGCAATTTTCTTGCTAGTTCTTTTGCGGCTGATTCGTATAGTTCTATTGATTTCATATTAGTATTTATGCTCACTTTTGATTTCACAGTAGCGAATTGTTACATCAGGCCAGCAGCCGGCCCACACTTTATAACGCAAAGGTCCTAAGGTAGTGTGTTCTTAATCATTCGTTTTACATTTAGCACGTTTACTATTAGTTAATAGACCGTAATCTACTGGCCATTCTTTACCAGGCTGTAATTCTTTAGCATTAGCAGGGAAATGATACTTTACACCTGCATATTCTTGTATCTGTGCTAATGGTGCACGAAATTGTGTTAAATCATTACCCAAGTTAACATATGGTTTCTTATGTGGGAATTGCCATCCAGCAACTTCTTTTGTAGTATTATTAATTACAATCTTGTAGTACCCATGAGGCACAACTACTCCGTTACCAATCTTCTCATTGCTAGGTCCATAGTATGCACCTACATAGATAGTAAACGGTTGCTTTAATTGTACTGCCCAGCCACGAATACTTGTTTCTAATAGTTTCCATATACCACGATTTAAACTACCATGTTGCGGATACATATTAGTCATTAAGAAACTTTCGTATTCTACAATTTGACTATAACTTAAATCACCATCTGGTGCGGCATGACCTTTGTCATAACCTGTAGCTACATAATCATCAGGCTTTGCACCATCTTTAATACTAGCATCAGCAACAAAAGCGTTTGTACGTGGGAAACATCCTAATGCGTTTTCTGGTTTTAATGTATATGCTACATAGACTGGAATCTTAGCAGGAGCATCATATGCTACAAGATATGCTTCACGGCATATAGGTTGTGATGGTCTTTGTGTTTGTGCGAATCCATATGGACTATGTACTTGACATTGTTGTGGTGGTAATGGTATACGTTGATCCCAAGCAAAGGCATTTATTGATAGCATTACTGCTAGTATTGTTAATAGTTTTTTCATAATAATATATTTTTGTAATCAACGAAATTTGCATGTCTATCTTCTAGACCTTTGCCGGCAGGGTTAATTTTTTGTGTTACTGCTTTTGTATCGTTGAAGTTATTTATACTAGGTTTGACACGTGTTTGCCAATACCATACAGCAATTTTGGCTGCAACGTCTGGTCGTTCTGCTAATTCAGGTTGTTGTAGTAGAGGAATATTTAATGCTGTTTGTGCCATGCGATAATTATCACGACCAGTCAATTGAATGAATCCACGACCATGGTATTTTTCACCATCTCCGGGTTGTTTGTTACCTAGTATTTTAGCAGTACGTGGTGCAAACTTAGGATCATATTTTTTAGCAAAATAGTTTGGACCCATGCTTTTTTCTTTTAACCTACTGAAGTTCCAAGATTCATGTTTAGTTTGACCCATAAGTTGTGCCAATTCAGTGCCAACAATGCCGGCTTGTCTAGCAGTTTTTTGCATCATTGTTTCTTCTTGTGGATTATTACTTAGTGTGGTTATATTGTTTGCTACAGCTTTAGGTTCAGGTTGTGCCGGTTCATCTTGTTTATTTTGTGAATTATAATTACCTATCATACTACCCACTGTAGCGGCACCTAAACTACCTAGTGCAAATCCCCTGCGAGATATATCGTCAGCTATTATGTTACGATTCTTTACTTTGCTAATCTCAATACTGATTGGTGTATTGGTAGTCATTGCCCTAAAGATTTTTTCAGTTTCACCCTGACCTGGTTTAAGTTTTGCTGATATTATGTTGAATCGTAACCTATTCTTTTTAACACCAATGAACTCTCCTATTAATACTTCATAGTTAGGATAGTTAGGTGACAAATCCACTTTGGGATTTTCTTGTTCTTCTAAATAAAATACATCTTCATCCGGTGATGTTTGTAATGTTGGATGTGCTGTTAATACAATATATGCATTTTCACCATGATTATCTTTTTGCTTAGACATTGCTACTCCTAAATCAGGAGTTCTAACTACAAAAGTAATATATGGCATTTTTATTAGTTCATGTCCACGTTTAGTTTCTAATTTATGTAATACTCGAAGGACTTTTTCTATAGGAATATTACGTTTTGAACCGTCACTTCTATCATTAATGAAGTGTTTGCTCACAACTAAATATCCGTCTGCAAAGGGTATTTCTTTATTAATAAATTCTGTTGCTCTCATATTAGCTCATTATAGGTAATACTTCAATGTCCGTACCTTGATCGTACCCATTGTCTCTTAGCCATTGAATAGCTACACGATTAGCATCACGTTGAACATTGCCTATGCCACTAAAACGATGTACTTCACGTCCGTCTGCCATTACTTTCCAAGCACCGGTGAATGAACCAGGTATTTGTCTTTGTTGTTGAATAGCATTAGTGCTATCTGGGGCGGGTGCAGGTTGATCCATACGTGATAGACCATACCCTCGTCTATCAATACCCTGATCCAATAACCAAGCTTGAGCTTTTTCTCTCGCATCTTCAACTGATGTAGCTTGGAATGTATAAACTATACTTTGGTCTGCTGTTCTGTATAGTTTGTAATCTTGTGTTTCGCCACTTGGTTCATTAGTAGCACGAATTGGTTGTGCTAGTATAGGTTCACTATCACCAACACGTCTTATACCAAATATGTCTCTAGCTTGTCTTGCTGGAAATCTGTGTGGACCGTGTTCAAGATAATCATTTAGTCGAATCAATGCTTCTCTATCATTAGTAATGCCTTCAGCATCCTCTACCTTTCTATTAGTATCCAAATTAAATATTTCATATTTTGGTTTATCATCTTTAGGTTCTTCAAACTTACGAACTGGATAAACAGCGGCAGCAGTTAATGCACCTAAACGAATGTTCCATTCATCTGATGCTTTTTGTAGTGCTTCTTCTTTACTTGTAGCAACAACTTCAATACTTGCACCACTACGGCCACGACCTTCTTTATCAACACGATACCAATACTTTTTGCCAACTTCATTGTCAGCCTTTACTTTACGTTCTATCTGTGCTTGTTTAACAAAGCTACGTAATGCAGCCTTTGGTAACTCACCTGCGGCATACTTAGCAAAGTATTGAATCGTATCTGTATTATCTTTACTTGGCTCTAATAACTTATAAAGTTTTTTTAGATATTCTTTTCTATACTTCTGTGGGTCAACTGCGGCATCCAGTGCTACAACAAATCGTAACAGTGTGTTCTCAATCTTAGGTATATCAGTATCCAACCAATCACCTCCCGGGCTACGAAACTCAATGTAACCATCTTTAGTATTGATACTTGTATATTTGGCTGTTGAACCACTATGAACTAGTTTGCTAGCAATATCACTTAGTCCACTTTTCATTCCATCTAACAACTTTTTAGCGTTTGCTGGATTTTCTCTAATGTTATCTTTAACTTGTTTCAACGCACTCTTGCAAAAAGTGTTACCTTCACGGTCGAACTCTTTCAATATATATTCGTCACCTAATAGTAATGCTAGTTTAACATAGTCAAGCTTTTCTCTACTGAAGTCAGGAACACTTACGTTGATATGTAAGCCGGTACTATCATTCGTATAGCAACCTGTTTTCTTAGCCCAAGCAACAACTTTGTTGAAGTCAGTTATCATTTCATCTATTGGCATTGGTGGACTTACAAACTCTAATCCAGCAGAACTGTAATCATCTGGCTCTAAGCTACCATCAGGTTCAACTACATAGTGACCTGCTTCTCTACGAGCACCGTGATAACGTTCGCTTGTATTGACTGGCTTACCAATCATTCTACTGAACTCATCACCAACATCATCAACGCTTAAGTCACCACCATTGTCGGGATAAAACCAATGTGGCCAAGTAATATCATAGTTACTTTCAACGTCTTGCATTGTATAAAGACCTTCACTTTCTAACCAATCATTTTCGTCTGGCCAATCAGTTTCATCCATCCACTTTTCACGTGCATTGTCATACAATCTAGATTGTTCATCCCATTCTTCTTCAACAAACTGGTCGAACTTTTCACTTGCTAAATCGTGTGCTTCTTTCCAGTGTTTCCAAGCTTCATTGCCTTCTGTTTCACTGCGTTTAGATATCTTACCTGCTTTGTTCGCCGCTTCCTTTTGTTCATCTGTTAAGCCTAATTGGTCATACGCTTCATCAAGTGCGGCATCTTCATCAAACTCACCTTCACTTTCAATGTATTCACGTAGATAATCTTTACCTTCACTATCCCATTGTTCGCTACGTCTTTCATCTGCCCATTCGTGATAACCTTCAGTTAGCTCATCAACTAAACTATCTACTTCTCTAAGACCATTGTAGTTACGGTCATAGAAAAAGTTGCGTATGTTTTGAATACTACCAGCACTTTCATCACTATCATAGTCAGCTTCTGGATCTCCGTCACCTTCTTCTCGTTTAACGTTTGGAACAATCATCTCAAATTCCATACCAGCCTGAGCACCAGTCTTAGCAGCCTCTTGCTTTAACCGTGTAGGATTCATTGCTACTTCGTCAAGTATCTCTGTATCTTCTAATATTATAAAGTCTGTTGCTCTCATTTTTATTTCATCTTTTTTGTTTAACCGTAGGCTGCGGCTGCTAAACTATCCCTAGCAGTACCTACACCTGTAGTATCAGTAGCAACAACGCCTGTGTTTGATACTAAATTGGTTATTGCAGTTACTGAGCCACTATTACCATATCCAAATATAGCTTTATCAGCTCCATACCCGGCTGCTGAAAGAGCATACCTAGTAGTACCTACACCTGTAGTATTTGTAGCAACAACACCGGTGTTACTTACTAAGTTGGTTGTTGCGGAAGGACCTACACTTGTGACATTTCCATACCCAAATATTGCTTTATCAGTACCATACCCTGCGGCTGCTAGATAATATCTAGCAAGACCAACTCCTGTTGTATCTGTAGCAACTACTCCTGCATTACTTACTAAATTAGTCATTGACACTCCGCTACCGACAAGACCATATCCAAATATAGCTTTGTCAGTACCATAACCTGCAGCCGCAAGGGCAAACCTAGCAGTACCAACACCAGTGGTATCTATGGCAACTACACCAGTGTTTGATACTAGATTGGTCATTGACAATCCGGTAAAACTTATGTTAGCACCATATCCAAATATAGCTTTATCGGTGCCATATCCAGCGGCTGCAAGATAACCTCGCACTGTACCTACACCCGTTGTATCGGTAGCTATTACGCCTGTGTTTGATACTAAGTTAGTTAGTGAATATGCAACGGTATAACTAGCATTAAACCCATATCCAAATATAGCTTTGTCAGTACCATAACCTGCTGCCGCAAGGCCTTCTCTAGCAGTACCCACACCTGTAACATCATTACCAACTACACCCGTGTTAGATACTAGATTAGTTATTGCTGTAACTGTACCGGTAGTTCCATATCCAAAGATAGCCTTTTGAGTGCCACCACCTCCACCCCCGCCACCAGGTGTAAACGTCCATCCGCCACTAAATGTTAATCCACCTGTTATTGTTACTGTCATATTATGTTGCCTTTTTCAACTTATTCCATTTATCATATATATAGTTTTTCAACTCTATTGTATTTTTAATTTCATTGTCGTTCATGTATTTAATCAACTTCACAGCACTAGCTCTATCTCCTGCATCTGGCTTACGTGCGTTACTTAAATCAACACCTATGTTATGATCGCCTGTAGTATCGTGATACCATAACAGGTTCTTTAGTTGTCTCTTTGCTCTATCGCTTAGATATTCCTCTTTGTCTTTTTCAATCAACTCAATCCAAGGCTTAACAAAGTCAGTTGGCTTACGAGTAGCACCTCTAGTTGGTTGACCCTTCAATACATCTTTGGCTTGACTTGGCTGAACACTCTTACGTGTATCTAATAATCTCCAAGCACTCTCATTTGTATAAAGATATGCTGGTATATCTTTTTGTTTAGCTGTTATCATTATTTGCCGTGTTTGTGGGCTACGATATTCATTTTGTTCTTTTAATAAGATATGTATCTCTGTAACAGGTGTCATTGGTATACTTGGCTCTTTGCTGAACACTCTATCTTCTGATTCACGTGTTCTAGTACCATCACTTTTTAACCAAGCACTATTCCAATAGTCTATTGGCTTAACAATGTATCTACTGTTGAACCAATCACCGTTCATTTTAAACATTACACCACCCGTACCAACATATCTATGATAGTCACCAGTCGGTGTTCTTGTTAAACTTAAGAAGTATGGATAACCTTTTGGTGCATAATCTTCTTCGCTACTATTACCTGTTACACTTGCTAGTTCAAAGTTACCTGATTGTAGAATCTTTAATGCGGCATTGGTACTAGTGTAATGAAATACTACGCTGGTTGCACGTTCTATTAAAAACTCGTTTGCTCTCATTATGTTATTAATATGTTGGTAATGCCGCTGTGGGTGGCGTGAATGTGGTGGTGTATCTGGCCAAGCCTTTTGTGATGCGGAGATCGTCTATATAACCATTTAAATCATATACGTTATCTATAGTTTTACCTACTCTCAATGGACCTGTTGGCATCATACTGGTTGAGTTTGCACCGCTATAGCCCTGTACTCCATCATTGAATATTCGTAATGTTCCACTTGCTCTACAAATTGCAATATGAGTCCACGTGGCCGAAGCAACAGCAATTGAGCTGGCAATATCGCTTGCAATTAAAATATAAGGTTGATTGCTGGAATTTAACAGCACTGCCCAAGGCGATGCAGTTCCTGAACTTCTTGTGTCAAGTATTGTTTGATATGCTGATCCACCGGCTCTATAAAGCCAAAATTCTATTGTAAAATCTCCAGTACCAAATTGATTGGCCACAGAGAAAGGTGCAGTTAGATAATCACCTGTACCATCGAACGCCATACTTGATCCGCCAAATTTTGATTGTGCAGTAGAGATTTTGGCATCACCCACTGTTTCCAAGTTGTTCATCATTGCATTGTCAATGATACCAGCGTTGGTGTAGTTGAGTAGTAGGCTTGTGTTTGTGATTGCTGTTAGTGGTGATGTGGGTACGGTTACAGTGGTAACACCCGAACCTTTAACTATGCGAAGGT